ACTCGACCGTGATTTTCGAGTTCGCCCGGCCTGGCCCCGATCCGATCGAAATCGTCCAGCCTTCGACCACGCAGCCCACGGCCATGCGGTCCACGACGACGCCAGCGCCCGGGCGGATCTGCTCGACGAAGGAGAAGTAGGGCAGTTCCGCCGAGTCGCCGTTGGCCGGCATCAGCGGCGTGCACGTGTAGGTGAGGTTCGGAAGCGTTCCGGATTTAACCACCTTGCCGAGCCCGTAGGCCATCGCCCAGGCGCCGATCTCCGCGCCCAGGTACTTTTCGAGCGTCCCGTTGACGTCCCAGGAGGTCTGAAAGGATTGCGTTGGGAACTCGTGGCCTTTGCCGAACTCCTCGGCGTCGTTCTCGGTGTTGAGCTTCGGATTGGCGAGCTGCGCGTTCAGCTTCCGCAACTGCCACATCTGCACGGCGGTGTTCGCCGTCGCGATGTCGGCCTGCTTCTGCTTACCGAAGCAGATCTGGAGTTCTTGGAGTCTCGTCGTCGACATGGTTTTCTTTCTCCGGTGGCTGGCACTGGCTCCAGCCAGCATTCATCAAGGGCACGAGCACGGTGGGCGTCGCCTCCACTTGGCATGGCTCACCCTGCCCGTGCGGGGGCAGCATCCAAACGGTTTCACTCATCTCCCATCTCCGTGAATGTCAGTGGCACCTCGAAGTAATCGAGCCCCTCCGCGTCGGTCTGCCGCTGGATGAGGGGCAAGTCCATCGGGTGGCAGGACGGATGCACGGTGGTGTAGAGCATCGGCGCGGTGCCGGACGCCGGGATGCCCTTCGTGATCAGCTGGAACAGACGGTAGTAGGCGGTCGGCGGATCTCCGTTGAAGGTTTCAGGCGCGCGCAGGTACAGCGTGACCTGGTGCTTCCAAACATCAACGGTGCCGAAGCTGCCTGGCTGCGTGCCCTGCCAGACGGCCATGATGCCCGGCGCCGGCATCGTGTGAATGGCATTGGCGAGGCTTGATCGCTTCGGGTACTGGTCATGGTAGGCGTAGATGCGCTCGGGATCGCCACCCATTTCCGCAACGAGGTCAGGGATGTCCCGCAGCAGCGTCACCAGGCGATCGACGAGTTCCGAGGGATCAATCATCGCTGCCTGTCCCCCAGCATTCGTTCGATCACCATCCATGGTTTCATTTCGATCAGGATTCGGCGAGTTGCCTCAGTCACCGCCGCCCGATTCTTGGGCGACAGCACCACCCAAGGCTCGATCTTCTGGTTGATCCAAGCCTTGATGCGGTCCTTGCGGGTGCTGAGGCTTGCCTTGGCCTTGTTCTCGCTCACCGTCCGGACCATGAAGTTCCGCAGCATGTCGCCGGTGAGCGACAGCGTGCGGCGGTTGCCTTTGCCGAGCTTTGTCTTCCGGATGGCGTAGCGTTTGGTGAGCGGCTTGGCCGGGCTGTCAGCGGGGCCCTGCGCAGCGGACAGCCGGTTCTTCATGGCCGCCACGCCGACGTTGCCCACCTTGAACATCTGGTTCTGGCGGAAGTTCAGCAGGTCGAGCCGGAGTTGTTTCTTCTGGTAGACCCGGACACTCGGCATGCGTCACCCCCGAAACAACTTCCGCGTAATTGCGCGGAAGTCTCGACTTGTGGAAGATCTTCCACAAGTCAGCCCGCCTTGCGGAGCCGGAGCACAGCGGCGCCCTCGGCATCAGCTTCGATCTCGAACACCTTGTAGGTGGCGCCGTCGATCACTACCTCGTCCCCTCGTAGTGGGGCAGCCGGCAGGTTAGCCAGCCGAACGAACAGCACCGCATAGACGCCCGGAGAGGCGTCCTCGGGCTCTCGCGTGGATTCGAACACTCCTCGGATGGTAGCCTGCCCGCCCGCCTGCGGCAGGTACGTGACGTCCTTGCCGAAGACGCGCAGGCAGGCCTCGTCCATCCGGGCTGTCGATTCCGCGAAGATCATCAAGCGATAAACGCTCCGTTGAGCCGGACGCGCCCCGTGGCATCACCGTCGGCCGCCGCCTTTACCGCCACACCGATCAGCTTGTTCGTGCCGACCGTCTTGGTGATGCGCTTGTTGGTGTTGTCCCAATAGATGAGGGCGCCTTGGCTGAAGCCGGTGCTGGCGCCCGTCTCGCGCGTGAGGTCGAAGACGCCGGCGACCCGAAACTCGCCTTCTTCGCCGTTGCCGTAATCGTTAACCGCGACGCCGAAGACAGAGCCGACCAGCGCCCCGCCGCCGGAGCTGACGGCATAAGGCGCAGTGAGCGTGACGGTTTCACCCTTCTGTACGTAGTTCTTCATGTCCTGTTCTCCTTAGCTGCCGACGTTCTTCTGTATGCCGCGCCAGTCGATGGCTTTCGCCCCAAAGTCCAGACGCGCTTTGATCTCGACGCCATCGACGTCGAAGCCCTGTCGAGTCTCGATGTACACGCCGTCCTGGCCTTCGAGGTAGGCGTACTCGACGGTGTCGATCTGATCCGGCGAGGCGAACAGATACCAGTCCGTCGTGCTCGCCACGTCGAGCCGGGGTTCGGCAATCGGCGTCAACGCCCGGATGTACTCGGGCACAACGTTCGAGGATTGCGCGGGCGCGAAGTTCGATGCTACCAACTGGAACGCCGTCAGTTGCAGGGCCACCGGGACCGCCAGGTAGCGCGGCTGAATGTTCAACACGGTGGTGCCGTCGAGGCCTTTCTGCTTGGCCATCGCCGCCATGCCCGCGCCGAGGCCGGCCAGCGCCAGCGCGCTGCCCGCGCCCGTGTTGAGGTTCGCGTGCGTCGCATGGAACAGCGCCACGCCGTCGCCCATGTTGGGGTTCGAGGTGATGATGCCCCACACGGTGTCACTTTCAAGTGTCGCCGCCGCCACGCCGAACCCCGCAGGGATGCGCGTGAATGCGCTCAGATCGTCGTTAATGATCGCCTGGCGAGTGATCGAGACGATGCGTCCATAGGTGGCGAGCTTGTAGGTCTCCTTCGATTCCGCGATCGATCCGTGTCTGAACTCGCCTCTCTCGTTCACTTTCTGCAGGGACGGAGCCTCGCCAAACTGCACGGCGTTGATGTTCTTGAAATCCGCCGCCGATCGACGCCGCGAGAACGGTACGAAAGTGCGCGGGTAGGCCTCGTAGGCTTGGCGCAGCGTCTTGTTGGCGACGGCGGCGAGGATGTTCGGGAAGTCGGAGGTCGACAGGGCGAGCTTGGCGATCTCGTGGCGCGGCAGCCGCTTCGTGCGCGTGCCGGCGGTCTCCAGGCACTCCTTCGCCAGATCGAGCAGCGTCTGCCCGGCCCAGTCGCGGCCGAGGTCGTCATTCAAGGGGAAGACCGCCGGATCGTAGCGGTGCAGCAGCGCCGCCATGATCCCGGCGCGGCGAGTCTCGGTCTCATCGCGCGTCACGACAGCGGCCGCGCTGCGGATCGGCGTGGCATCGCTGCGGTTGGCGAGTTCGTCCAGCGCAATCCTGCGGAATTCCTCGAGCGAGGTGCCCGCTTCCACATGTTGCGCCACAAGCCGCGCCTCGAGGCCGAGCGTGCGGCCGACTTTTTCGATTTCCCGGATGCGCGTGCGTTCGGCCAGCGCTGCGGCCTGCCGCTCGGCATCCACGTTGATTTCGACACGGGCCTGTTCGCCCGTGTCGATGACAGTGTTTTCGTCCATCGTCTGCTCCTGTGGGCCAGTTGCCCGTTCGAACTTGAATCCCGCGCCCGGATCGGCGCCGATGGGCACCAGCGAAACTTCCTCGGGCTCCCAATCGGTGACGAGCACCTGGCGCATTGCTGCCCCCTGCGGCGTCACATCCTCGACCGCGTGAATCGCCACGCCCATGGAGGCGTTGCGCAGGATGCCGTCCTGCACGTCTTGCCAGATCGGATCCACATCGGCGCGCTTCGAGAAACGCACCGTCGCCTTGCCCTGGCCGTTCTCGACCCACGCCTTGGTGATCACGCCGATCACGTCGTCGACGGTGAAGTCGCGGTGGGAGTTCAGCAGCGGCGCCGATCCGCTCGCCATGCGACCCATGCGGATCGCGCCCGGCTCCATGGAGAAGCGCATCTCGAAGGCGCCACGCCCATCGAAGCGACGCACGGAAGCGCCGGTGTACCAGGTCAGCGTGGCAGTGCGGTCTTCGCGCCCGGCTGGCGACAGCGCTTCAAACTCGGCAGCCAGCCGCGCGCGGGTGATCTGTTCGGTCATTGGTTCAGTTCCTTCTGTTGGGCGCCGCTCTGGGTGACGCGGCGCGGGTCGCAGTCGAGCACGATGCCGCGCTCATCGAGCAGCCGGTTGATCTCGGCGATCTGGTCAAGTTGCGCGTCGGGGTCGTAGCCTTGTTCGGCGATCGCCTGGCGCAGGGTGAGCGTTCCTGTGCGCAGCCGGTTAAGCGTCGCGACCGAGTCCTTGTACGGATCGACGCTGCCGAAACCGGGCGGCGTCCACTCGGCGCGAAACGGTCCGGGCTCGGGGATCGCGCCGGCGGCGTAGGCCACCGTGAGAAACCGCTCCCAGACGGGCGTGCAGAACATCGGAATGAAAGTCAGCCAGCGGAATCCCTCGATGCCGTTGCGGAAACTCAGCAGCC